CTTCAATCGCAGGTACTTTAGCATTAACATCTACAAGTACAGGTGATGTATTAACTTTAACTACAACTGAAAATAGTTCAACTGCTGGTCCTGTTATAACACTAAAAAGAAATAGTGGTAGTATTGCAGACGCAGACTATATGGGGCAAGTTAAGTTCCAAGGTGAGAATGACGCTGACCAAGAAATTACTTATGCTAAAATTACAGGTAAAATACAAGACGCTTCTGATGGTAGTGAAGATGGTTTATTAGAATTTGCAAACATCAAAGCAGGATCACAAACAATAACTGCTAGATTAAGATCAGATAGTTTACAATTATTAAATGGTACAAGTTTATCAGTTGCAGGTGACGCTACAATCACAGGTGACTTAACGGTAAATGGTACAACAACTACCGTATCTACAACTAATACGGTTGTTTCAGATACACTATTAGAATTAGGAAATGGTTCTTCAGGCGCTCCTGGTAATGACTCTGGTATCGTTATTGAAAGAGGTAGTGCTGATAACGCATTTATCGGATTTGATGAAAGCGATGATAAGTTTAAAGTTGGTACTGGTTCATTCACAGGTGCAAGTACAGGAAATTTAACAATTGCAACTGGTACATTAGTTGCTAACATTGAAGGTAATGTAACTGGTAACGTAACAGGTAACGTTTCAGGTTCTGCTGGGTCAGCAACAGGAAACGCTGCTACAGCAACTGCATTAGAAACTGCTAGAACAATTGGTGGCGTATCATTTGATGGTAGTGCAAACATTGATTTACCTGGCGTTAATTCAAGTGGTAACCAAGACACAAGTGGTAACGCTGCTACAGCAACTGCTCTTGCAAATGCTAGAACGATTGCTGGTCAATCATTTGATGGTACAGGTAATATCACAATCGCTTCAACTGATTTATCAGATACGGCTTCTATTGCAACGTTAACAGGTTCTCAAACATTAACTAATAAGACAATAGATTCAGATAACAACACAATTACTAATATAGTTAACGCTGATATTAAATCATCAGCTGCAATTGCATTTAGTAAAATGGCAGACTTGACTGCTTCACGTGCCCTTGCTTCAGACTCAAATGGTGACGTATCAGTAACAAGTGTAACTGCAACAGAATTAGGATATTTAGATGGCGTTTCAAGTGCAATTCAGACACAATTAGACGCTAAACAGGCAACTATTGACTCATCTAACAGATTAAATGCAAATCTAGTGGGTGATGGATCAGTAGATAATACAGAATTTGGATATTTGAATGGCGTAACAAGTGCTGTTCAAACACAAATAGATAATAAAGCAACGAAAGGTTTTGCTATTGCGATGGCAATTGCATTATAAATATATAAATAAGAGAGAATAGATATGGCACAAAACTTTAGAAGATACATAGCAAGAAACGTTGGTACATCAGCAGTAACATTACATACTGCAAATAGTTATGATACCATCATAGGTATTGCATTGGCAAATACAACGTCAAGTGAAATTAAAGTAGATGTTTATATAAATGATGGTTCAAATGACTATTATTTAATAAAAAGTGCCCCTATTCAAACTGGTGGTACATTACAAATTATAGATGGTGGAGCAAAATACGTTATTCAAAGCGCTGACGTAATAAAAGTAGTATCTAATACTGCTAGTTCTTGTGATGTGTGGGTAAGTGCTGTGGACGCAATATCAGACTAGGAATAATATATGCCATACATAGGAAATAACACTACTCAAACTGCTGTTGATACAACAGACGAAAGGTTTGACGAATTAAAGGCAATTTCAATTGACAGCTCTGCTGTACAAACTATCTTTTTAGGTGGTGGTGAAGCAGGAGTGGGTGATTCACCTGAAGATGAATTTGGAGTTGCATTAAATGAAGTGATTGCTGATTGTAATCACAAAACATTTAGAAGAATCGACATGGGTACCGTAGAGGCACAAGTTGGTGTAGTAGATTTCGGTTACGTTGCAAATTCTAATTAATATTATGGTAAAAAAAATAGGGAGTAAAATAACTAATTATTATAAATAATAGAGTTAGTTTGTTACAAAAAGGGAGAGATTAACAATGCCAACAATTTTACAATTAAGAAGAGGTACTACTGCTGAAAACGCTGCCTATACAGGTTCAGTTGGTGAGATTACGGTAGATACAACTTTAGACAAAGTTATCTTACACGATGGTTCTACTGCAGGTGGTACTACTGTTGGTAACTTACAAGGAAATATTCAGTTAGGTAAGACTGGGACAAATGAAATAGATACGTCTTCAGGAAATCTTACAATTGACTCAGCTGGTGGTACGGTAACGATTGATGACAATCTTACGGTATCAGGAAACTTAACGGTTTCAGGAACAACTACAACCGTAGATTCAACAACGGTAAGTATTCAAAATGCTTTTGTATTTGAAGGTGCAACAGATGACGCACACGAAACTACATTAACAACGGTTGATCCAACTGCTGATAGAACAATATCATTACCTAACGCAACAGGTACGGTCGTATTAAAAGATACTACTGATACACTTACAAACAAAACAATAACAAGTGCCGTATTAAATACAGCTGTTTCAGGTTCTGCTATACTTGATGAAGACAATATGGCTTCAGATAGTGCTACTCAACTTGCAACTCAACAATCTATTAAAGCATATGTTGACTCACAAAACACAGCACAAGATTTAGATTTAACTACTGACTCTGGAACAATTGACGTTGCTCTAGGTACAGAAACGTTAACGGTTTCTGGTGGTACTGGAATAGACTCAAGTGCTACAGGTACTACGGTTACACTTGCTATAGATTCAACGGTTGCTACATTAGCAGGAACACAAACTTTAACTAACAAGACTTTAACAAGTCCTGTTTTAACAACACCACAAATCAATGACACATCAGCAAATCATCAATACGTATTTGCTGTATCTGAATTGGCTGCTGACAGAACGGTTACTCTTCCATTGTTAACTGGCAACGACCAAATCACTATGGATGCTCATGCTTCCACATTGACAAACAAATCAATTGATTTGGCAAACAACACATTAACAGGTAGTTTGGCAGAATTTAACTCTGCTCTACAATCTGAAAGTTTTGCTGGATTGGCTGCAACTCAAACATTAACTAATAAAACTATTAGTGGTGCTGACAACACATTATCAAACATTGGTAATTCATCATTAAGTAATTCTGCAATCACGGTTTCAGATGGTTCTAATACTACAGCAGTTGCTCTAGGCGGAACAATGACGTTTGCTGGAACTAGTAACGAAGTTGAAGTTTCTGAAAGTTCAGGAACGGTAACTATTGGATTACCTGCTAACGTTACAATTTCTGGTGACTTAACCGTATCTGGTAATACTACAACGGTTAATACTGCTACATTGGCAGTAGAAGATCCACTAATCAACCTTGCAACAGGAAACAATAGTTCAGACGCTGTTGACATTGGATTCTATGGGTTATATGACACATCAGGATCACAAGACCTATATGCTGGTATGTTTAGGGATGCAGGTGATGGTAAATTTAAACTATTCAAAGACAACCAGGCTGCACCAACTACTACGGTAAACACAAGTGGTACTGGTTACGCTGTTGCTACACTAGTTGCAAACCTAGAAGCAACAACTGCTACATTGGGTGGTTCAGATATTATCTCAACTGATAATACTAAAACGTTGACAAACAAAACAATTGTTGCTGGAAACAATACGATTTCTGGTTTAACATCATCACACTTTGCTAGTGCTGTAACATTAGTAATCAATGACTCAAGTGGATCTGCTGTTAAAACAATTGTTGGTTCTGCAAGTTAATAATCAATTAATCTAAAACGATTTTTAGACACACCACAATTGCGTCTTGGCAACGCCTAATAATCGTATAAATAGTATAAAGGATTAATATGGCCAACCCAGCAACAAGAGAACAATTAAAACAATACGCTTTAAGAACACTAGGGAAACCTGTAATTGAAATCAACGTAGATGACGATCAGGCTGAAGATAGAATAGATGAAGCGTTACAATATTTTGCTCAATATCACTATGATGGCGTTGAGAGAACATACCTTAAATACGAAGTTACTCAAGCAGATGTAGATAGAATGAAATCACCTGATGGTGATTCGTCTTCAAGTATTACTAAAAATTCAGTTACAACTGCATGGAAAGAAGCAAATAACTTTATCGTTGTACCTGAAGCTGTACTAGCAGTTACAAGAATATTCCCATTATCAAATAGAGGTAATCAAAACTTATTTGATATTAGATACCAATTAAGATTAAATGACTTGTACGATTTTTCATCTACAAGTATTATACATTATGATATGGTATTAAGACATTTAGACTTTTTAGATCACATACTAGTAGGTGAAAAACCTGTTAGATTTAATCAATACAATAACAAATTATTTGTAGATATGGATTGGAAAAATGACATATCTGTAGGCGAATATCTTGTTATTGAATGTTTTAGAAAATTAGATCCTGAAACAATGACAGATGTTTATAATGACATATATTTAAAAAGATATACTACAGCATTAATCAAAAGACAATGGGGTGCTAACTTATCTAAATTTAATGGTGTTGCAATGTTAGGTGGTGTTACACTTAACGGTCAACAAATATTTTCAGAAGCACAAGAAGACATAAGAAAATTAGAAGAAGAAATAAGGGGCACATACGAAACGCCTGTAACATACATGATAGGATAATGCCATGCCAGTTAATCATTATTTTCAAGGTGGCAATGGGATTGGTAATGAAGCAGAAAAAAGATTACACGAAGATTTAATCATAGAAGGTCTAAAGATATACGGCCTTGATAATTTTTACTTACCAAGAACATTAGTCAATAAAGATTTAGTTTTAGGAGAAGATACTCTATCTAAATTTGACCAATCTTACATGATTGAAATGTACATGGAAACTACTGAAGGTTTTGCTGGCGAACAAGAATTAGTATCTAAATTTGGTTTAGAAATTAGAGAAGATACAACATTTGTAATTGCAAAACGAAGATGGCAAAATCAAGTTGATAACAAAGCAACTATGATTGTTGAAGGTAGACCAAACGAAGGTGATTTAATTTATGTACCTTTAATGAATAGTTTTTTTGAGATACAATTCGTAGAAGATCAGGAACCATTCTTTCAATTAGGAAACTTACCTGTCTATAAAATGAGATGTACTAGATTTGAATATTCTAGTGAAAAACTTGATACAGGCAGATCAGAAATTGATGTTGCTGAAGATAGGTTATCTATAGATCAATTACAACATCAATTAACTTTAGAAGATGGTGGTGGTATCTTATTAGAGGATTCAGACTTAACATTGAAAACTCATAACTTCTTATTGGCAGAAACACATGAGTCAATAAATCTTGCAACACAAACTAGAGATTACGCTGACAACGCCACTTACAATGCAGACGCTGGGTTTGATACTGCTACTACAGGTGATGATATATTAGACTTTACAGAAAGAAACCCTTTCGGAGAGGTTGACGCAACATAATGTTTGGAAGACAATTTTACCACGAGTCATTAAGAAAGATTGTTGTAGCATTTGGTACAATCTTTAATAACATTGTCATTGTTAGACAAGATAGTGATGGTGGTACTATACAAAGATTAAAAGTACCTCTTGCATATTCGCCTAAAGAAAAGTTTTTAACAAGATTAGAACAACAGCCTAATTTAGATCAAAGAGAAATGGCAATGTCATTACCTCGTATGGGTTTTGAAATTTCTGGTTTATCTTATGACTCATCTCGTAAATTACAACGAGTAGGTAAGTTTAAAAAAGTGCATGGTACAGACGCAGGCCAACAATATTATCAATATAATCCTGTGCCATATAACTTATCATTTAATTTATATTCATTTACAGCAACTGCTGAAGATGGTTTATGTATCATAGAACAAATATTACCATACTTTCAACCAGACTATACGGTTACAATAAATGCTATACCTGCTATGGGTATAAAGAGAGATGTACCTATAACACTAAATAGTGTTGATTATCAGGATACATATGATGGATCATTTACAAATAGAAGAGCAGTAAACTACACATTAAACTTTACTGCTAAAACTTACTTGTATGGTCCTATATATGCTGCTAAAGTAATTAAAGAAACAACAGCAGATATATTTACTGATACGAAAGCAGGATCAACAAGAGAAGAAAGAATTGTTGTTGTACCTAATCCAACAACGTCTGACGCAGATGATGATTTTGGATTTACTACAACTATAACTAATTTTGCTGATTCTAAAACATATAACCAGACTACGGATAGTGATGAATAATTATGAGCATAGACGAAAAAATAAACGAAGCCCTGGGTATCTCTAACGAGAAACCAGCAACAAAAGCTGTAGTTAAAAAAGAATTTACTCCACCTGTTCCTAGGATGGAAGATAAAGAAAAAGAAGACGTTGATAACGATTACAAATATAGTAGAGAAAACTATTATAATCTTATTGAACGAGGACAAGACGCCATACAAGGTATATTAGATATTGCAAATGAAAGTCAACACCCTAGAGCATATGAAGTTGCAGGTAACTTAATTAAACAAGTTGCTGATACGGTTGACAAACTACAAGACTTACAAGGTAAACTTAAAACACTTAAAGACGTACCTAATAAAACAAGTACGAATATCAAACAAGCTTTATTTGTAGGGTCTTCAGCAGAATTACATAAAATGTTAAAGAATAAAAATAAGAACGTAACTCCTGAGGAAGATAAAACATTTAAAGATGGCTTTAATCCTGAGGAGCACAAATATGACTGAAGCATATCTAGGTAATCCTAATTTATATAAAGCAAATCTACAACAAAGTTATACCGAAGAACAAGTTAGAGAAATCGCAAAGTGTATGGAAGATCCTATACACTTTATAAAAACTTATACTAAAATTGTAAACATTGATGAAGGTCTAGTACCTTTTAATATGTACCCTTTTCAGGAGAAAATGGTCAATACATTCCATGATAATCGTTTTTCTATTTGTAAACTACCTAGGCAGTCAGGTAAGTCAACTACAATTATTGCATATCTATTACATCAAGTTATATTCAATGACAATATAAACGTTGCTATACTTGCAAACAAATCATCAACTGCTAGAGATTTATTAGGCAGATTACAACTTGCATATGAAAATTTACCTAAATGGTTACAACAAGGTGTATTAAACTGGAACAAAGGTTCTTTAGAATTAGAAAACGGCAGTAAAATACTTGCGGCTGCAACATCTTCAAGTGCGAT